GAGTCAAGGATCTGCTCGACCTTGTAGGTTTCTTTACTAGCGTATTCTAAAAGAATTTTTGGCTTGGGTCTGCTCATATACGTGTTCCTAATTAACCACGTATATATTTATGTTTTTTTAGAACTGACCGCCGTCGAATTTAACGTCTATTTGTGTGGTAGATTCTTTGATCACTGCCAGCATTTGATGTATTTCGCTGATAGTTTGACCTAATTTGGATGTCATCAGTGCCAACTCTGTGGTCAGATCACGTGCTTCTTGCAAACTGATACGTATTTCTTTTTGTTGACTGCGTTCGGCTACCTGAGTACGTTGGATAAGCTTCTGTATAGTTGGTAGTGTATCTGGTAAATTACTTTGTGACATTGGCCAATACCTGTTTCATTTCTAAATCAGTCTTGAACGGTCCCTTGTAAGCATATCTTTCAAGAGTAATTTTTTTAGGACAAAAGCTCTTGACCCATCCTTTCTCGAATTTTATACAGTAGTAACCTGCACAGTACAGACTTTTCGAATCACTGCTTTTTGTGAATAGGGGAAGTTTCTTTCGAATGTCAAACATGGCGTTGTGAGGTTCGGCACTGGTAGCATATCCATGCACTTCATTAGGTAGTGCGGTGTCAGCTTCTTTAACAATCTTTACAGTGAAAAACTTTTTACCAAACTGTTTGGTTAAGCTATCTTTGGTTTCGTAAATGGTTACACCTAATTCATTGCTCATAAAAAATCTTTGATCATCATCTTTTCTTAGAGTGGCAATCTTTTCACCGTTCTCTTCTACAATCCAAAATTTATTCGCTATGATCGGTTTAGCATGTATGTCTGTCATTGTTTTCTCCCAACATGTGTCTGTTTTAATTTCACAGGTGTCTTCATACTGACAAAGTTTGAGTTTCATTTGTATACCTCGCATTGAGTGGTTCTGCATAACTCTGTGCCTGATCAGCAATCTTTTTCAAATCCCATAGATTACAGAACTTGATTAATCTTATACCAACTTGACTCACATTCTTTTGTTCAGAAGTAGCAGTGGTAATAGTGTTTACAATTATCTCTTTGATGTCATCGGGCTGATGACTTAGATCAATCAGTCGACGATTGCGTTCATAATCCTCTAGCACACGATGTTCTTCACCATTGTGGTCAGACCATCTCTGTAACATGAGATTGTTCCACGCATATCCTTTGCTGTTACGATCTTCGAACGCTTCAGTAAGACCCACTTTTTTGCTTGTGCCTTTAGTACGTACACCCGGATACGCTGAGAAGACATTATCACTGGTATCACCACGCATGCATTTTTCGAACAACAGCCATTCTGGATTAGGGGCTGGCTTGGGCTCTTGTGTTTTCTTGTCAATGATGGGCTTGCCTTTGTCATCAAAAATTCCTTCATGCGTGATAACATGTTCCATGACACCGTTGTACTGCGTGACATTGGGTGCGATCAATTGAACAAAATCTGTGTCTGTGCTGATGATCACATGTTTGTCATTTGGATGTGTTTGTATCCAACCAGCAATTAAATCATCTGCTTCTAACTGCGGATTTTGTAGCACAGTGCAGTTGGTCTTTTCTGCGATAAAGTCTTTGAATGTGTCAAATGCTTCCCAGAAGATTTTTTCTTCATCTTGTTCTTTTTCTGTATGTGCGGCACGAGCATCTGAACGATTACGTTTGTAAGGAGCATAGTAGTCTTTGCGCCACGATCTACCTTCTAAACAGAAAATAACATGGCTACCTTCAAACTGCTGCCATGCCTTTCGAATACTGTTTAATGTAATGTGAAATGCCATGCCTAGTTTGATATCAGCGTCACCGTTGATAACGTGACGAGCACGAAAAAATGTGTTTGCTGTATCAACTAAGATGTAATTCATAGATTATCTTTCTTCACTGTTTTAATATCAATTAAGCCTGTGTTCACAGGACCGCCAAAATCACCATCAACTACTACATTGGCACACAGCTCACGGAACCAACGATCTATAATTTCTTCGTCCTTGTCTCCGTCTTCACCGTATCCCTCTTGCTTTAATTTTAACACAAAAAGGTCGTTCCAGTCAAGCTCAAAAAAGCCATTACGCACATTATCTTTATTAACGTGCGTTTCGAGTACACCTACCCAGGGTTCTTTTTTACGTGTTGCACGTTCTTTTGGTGATAGTTTGGCCTGCGTTTCTGCTTCTGTGGCACGTTCAGCAGCTTCTGTGGCTGCTTTGGCTGTTTCGGAAGCTTCGGCTGCGATACTTATAGATCGTTCTGCTTCTGCCCTGATCTTGTCAATACCAAATAACTTTTCAATCCATTTATTCATTATGTTCCCCACTCATTCTTAAATAACGGTACCTGCAGTCTATCACTGTATCTCAGTCCATGTTTCATTGCCAGTTCTGCTACACGACGGTTATTTAGTGCGTAGACAGTTTCAACTCCGCCCACAGGCATGAGATAAACATTACCAGTGAAACCTTCTGCACGATAGATATCCACAGCTTCCAGAGCTTCCTCGGCATCATCTTCAGTGGCCACTACTAATTTGAGATATACATGACCAGCTTCTTGATATTCACAGACTATGTCTGGACGTATGGCTTCACTGGGCTGTTCTCCTGAACAACTGAGTTTGGCACTGACTGAGAATGTGACTTCTCTACTGGCAAAAGGAGGATTCTGTGACCATTCTTGCAGATATTTTTTAAACTCCGGAGTTAGCTTTTGAGTACCGTTGGTTTCAAAAGTAATTTCTTTAAGACCTGTCATACTCAGATGATTCAACAGATCCGGATAAGCACGTTGCCACCCCAGCAAAGGCTCGCCGCCCGTGATGACCAAGTGTTCGTCTTCCCAACGCTTGTAAGGTAATATTTCCATGATGCGTTCTGCAATCGCATCAGTTGTTAGCATGGGCGAAAGATCTTTGAATCTAGGATCCCACGATGCATAGCTGTCACAGCCTGTACTCACTAACGGAAGTTCGTTATAGGTTTTGAACTCTGTGATACGTTGTGCTATGGCTTCTACCTCTGTGCTGGATTCACCACGCAACATACCAAAGCCTGCACATTTAAAGTTACAACCAAATGTGCGCAAGAATACAGAAGGAACACCCATGTAGCGTCCTTCACCTTGTATGCTGTAGAACAGCTCTGCTATTTTAATTTTGCTCATTGTTTATTATACCTTTATGTATGAAATTTGTCAAGTCTTCTTTGACAAGACTCCAAGAACCGTCGTGGTTATCAATCCAATTTAAACAATCGCCTTCTTTCCATCCAGCCTCATCTAATAAATCCTGCGGCAACGACAGTATGCCATCATCCTCGATAGTTAGGGTCCACGAATTCATGTTATATATCCTGTGGTGTCAGAATTTCTTTTACGTTCTTCATCTAGTTTTTCTTTGATTAGTTTTCTGCACTCTATCTTAACTTGAGGAGGAACATCTGGATGAAAGTCTACGTCTCGGCAATTGTAATATCTACCAGACGGAAATTCCCAATTGCCGATAACAATCAAAAATACAGCGATAAACGTTACGATGACTATCAAGATATTTTTCACACGTAATCGCTGACTAATAGTTGACACACAAGTCCTTCACGTTCATCCTTAAACAGAAAGTTCATGTAGTTGTCTGTTATCTCCGTAGTGTACTTGTCACCAGGCAACCCAAATCGTTCTACGATGGATATGGTGATTTCATCCCAAACGGGAATGCTACTAGCCCTAGGACTCCACGGCACATGCACAGTTACCATTTTCTGTAGTTACCTTGTTCTGGTATCACATGGCGAACTCCGCCTGTGGGGTCTTCCATGTCACCTTTGCGTCTAGGAATCAAATGAACATGTGGATAAGGCACAGTCTGACCAGCTGCTTCTCCCCAATTCATACCAATATTGAATCCGTCCCACTCACCACTGGCAACTTTTTCCTGTCCTATTCTAAGAGCATCAGCAAAACAATCTTCGATAACTCCTACAGCTGAATATTTAGGCACAAACAACAAATGTCCTTCTGTTACAGGATACTTGTCTTTAAAAACAGCAACATGAAAGTCGTCCTGTACAACATCATCCCATGGTGCATCACCTGCGTCACGTGCATCATCTAATGAATAGTGCAAGTTCATCGTTTATACTCCTGCTTTTCCTTAGGGAGATCATCTTCTCGAATAACAAACTCACGGCCGCCTAGACTT